AAGTAAAGAAAGTAGTTCAAGAATGTATGACAACTACTGAAGGTTGGGATGTTCCACTAACTGCTGGAATAGATGGTCCACTAGAGAACTGGGGACAAAAGTACTGATGAAATATATAGTTTCTGTAGATCCTGGTAAGGCAACAGGAGTTTGTTTAGTTGAGTGGTCTGGCTTGCCAGAAGAGGCTCCAGTAGTAAAAATGTCAGCAGAGGTTGACCCAGAAACATTTGCTTCTTGGATAGACACGGCTATGTCTATTGCTTTTTCCTCGGCTGCCTCCTACGATAATGTTTTGGTGGTTTGTGAGCGATTTGTTATTACTGCTCAGACGGTGAGAAACTCGCAAGCGCCATTTAGCCTTGAACAGATAGGGGTTTTAAAGCATATGTGTCGAACTAAGGAATATGACCCTGAAAAAATCATTTTTCAGTCCCCTGTAGATGCTAAGACAATGTTTCCTAATGATGCTTTAAAGAAGTTAGGCACTTGGCATAAAGGCGGAGAAGGCCATGCAAATGACGCTATACGACACGCCCTTTTAAAGTTGGTTAAGAGCGGTTGGAAGCCATTAGTTCTGTTAAAATAGGTATGGACAGAAAAAAATAATCTAAAAACTATTTCAGTCCATATATAAGTAAGGGGTCAAAGTGGCAGTATCTGTAGATATAGATGCCCAAGGCGAACACATCCTTATAAGTGCTGACTGGCGCTACAAAGAACTCTGTAAAAGCCTCCCAGGAGCCTCCTGGAGCGCTTCTGAGCAGGTTTGGAGAGTCCCCCTAAGTTGGACAACCTGTTTAGCCTTACGCTCCACTTTCCGCAGTGATTTAGAGATAAAGCCTACTTTAGGCGCTTGGGCAGCCAATCAATTAGAGACAAGAATTACCCCAGCCAATAATTTAAGAGAGTTAGAGACCTATGAAGGCGATGAGGTGCTATTCCCTCATCAAAGAGCAGGAGTTGCCTTCCTAGCAACCGCTAAAAGAGCCCTTCTAGCCGATGAACCTGGCTTAGGAAAGACTGCTCAGGCTATTAGAGCCCTAAAAGAGTTAAACGATAGAGGAGAAGAGGTTTTTCCTATTCTTATTGTCTGCCCTAACACTTTAAAGAATAACTGGGCAAGAGAGTTTGCTAGATGGTGGCCAGATGTAACTACTCAAGTTATTAAAGGATCTGCTGTTCAACGCAAAAAACAATTTGAACAACCAGCGCAAATTTTTATTATCAACTGGGAATCTTTACGGTCTCATTCAAGACTTTCTCCTTATGGATCTATCTCTTTAACAAGATGCCGTGCTTGCGGTGGTCAAGATGAAAAGATTAGCGAGAATCGTTGCGAAGTACATTTAAGAGAGTTAAACAACTTTAAATTTAAAGCAGTAGTTGCAGATGAGATTCATAGAAGTAAAGATCCCAAGTCAAAACAATCTCGTGCTCTTTGGTCTGCCTCTGGCACTTCTGAGATTCGCTTTGCACTAACTGGAACACCTATTGCTAACAATGTTGTAGATCTTTGGTCAATACTTCACTGGATATCTCCAAAGGACTGGCCTAGCAAGACAAAATGGATTGATCGAATGGTTGATGTAATGCTTAATGCTTTTGGTGGAATGATGGTTCTAGGAGTTAAGCCTCAGATGCAGGACGAGTTTTATAAGAGCGTAAATCCATACATGAGACGCATGCTTAAAAAGGTTGTGCTACCAAACCTGCCTCCAGTTCTAAAAGAGCGTAGAGATGTAGAGATGTCTACTAAACAGAAAAAAGCCTACGAGCAGATGAGAGACTTAATGATCTCTGAACTTGAGTCTGGGGATACTCTTGCAGCACCTAGCGTTCTAACTCAAACAATAAGACTTCTTCAGTTTGCTAGTTCTTATGCAACTATTGCCACCAATGAAGTAACTGGTGAGCCTAGAGCAGTGCTCGATGCTCCTTCATGCAAAATTGATGCTTTGATGGATGATATTGAAAACGGAGACTTTGGAGATGACTCTGTAGCGGTAAGCGCCGTCTCTAAACAACTTATTAATCTACTGAGCGCTGAGTTAACAAAGAAAAAAATTTCTCACGGGTTAATTACAGGCGATCAAGATGAAGATGAACGTCAGAAGGCTATTGACGATTTTCAGTCTGGAGCAATAAAATGGATTCTGTTTACAGCTCAAGCGGGAGGAGTTGGAATTACACTAACTTCTGCTCGTCGTCTGATAATGCTTCAAAGACCTTGGTCTTTAGTTGATTACAAGCAAGTATTAGATCGCGTACACAGAATTGGAAGCGAAATACATGACTCTATAGTAATTACCGACTATGTTACGGAAGGAACTATAGAAGAGAGAGTTATCCAAGTTTTAGAAACTAAAGCCGATAACTTTGAACAAATTGTTAAAGATAAAGATCAACTTCTAAAACTACTACAAGATGATAAGACAGGAAACCTATGAGTGGAGTCATAAGACTATCTAACTCGGAAATACAGACATTTAAAGATTGTCGTCGTCGTTGGTGGCTAACTTACTACCGTGCATTGAAACCTAAGCATCAAGATATGACTGGTCCACTTGCTATGGGAAGTAGAATCCACGCCGCTCTAGATGCTCACTATGCGAAGGGTGTTCCTCTACTAACTGCGCACTCTGAATTAATTGAACAAGATAAACAACTTTTACTACAAGATTTTAGAGATGTATCTAACCTTGAAACAGAAGGAGAGTTAGGTCGCATCATGCTCGAAGGTTATGAGCAATGGGTAGAAGAGAATGGTATTGATGCAGAACTTGAGATGATTTCAACTGAAGAAACAATTATTGCTCCATTGTTTAATGGTGAAGTAGAACTTCAAGGAAAACTTGATATGCGTGTTCGTCGCAAAGCCGATGGCGTAAGAATGTTCCGTGACTTTAAAACTGTAGGAGGCTCTTTGTCTGAGTTTGCAAATATGGCTCACATGAATGAGCAAGTTATGACATACATGCTTTTAGAGTCTACTAAGACAGATGAGAAAGAAAGAAGTGAAGGCGGAATATTTACTCTTCTTAAAAAAGTTCGCAGAACTGCGGCTGCTAAACCTCCGTTTTATGATCAAGTAGAGATTCGCCATAACATATTTACTTTACGTTCCTTCTGGAATAGAATTCACGGAACGATTACAGATTTAATGAGAGTAAGACAGGCGTTAGATGCTGGTGAGAGCCATGCGTTTAATGCTTATCCAAAACCAAGTCGTGACTGTAAATGGAAATGCCAATTTTTTACTATCTGCCCAATGTTTGACGACGGAAGCGCCGCTGAACAAGCACTTAGTGAAATGTATGAGGAGACTGATCCTTATGCATATTACGACACAGACAAAAAAGGAGGCGAGTGACGTATGAGTGAGATCCAACGCTCTCTTACGGTTATGGTGTACGGAGAAAGCAAGGTAGGTAAATCTACTTTTGCTGTAACTGCTCCATACCCACGACTCATGCTTGACGTCGAGGGTGGGCACCGATTCCTACCTATCGTTGTTAAGTATTGGGATCCTCTTCGCGAGGAACCACCAATCGCTGATGGAACTTGGGACACTGTTGTAGTTACAGTTCGTGACTATGACACTGTTATTAAGGTTTATCAGTGGTTACAACTTGGAAAGCATCAGTTCAAGAGTTTAATTATTGACTCAATATCTGAACTGCAAGTTAAATGTATGGATAGCATCGCAGGCACAGAACAAATGAAGATGCAACAGTGGGGCGAACTTCTTCGTCACATGGGTGGGCTTCTTCGTGATCTTCGCGATCTAACTATGCATGCTACAAATCCTCTTGAAGCAGTTGTACTAACTGCTATGTCAAGAACAAGCCAGGATGGAAGACACCGTCCGTATCTACAAGGTCAACTAGCAATTCAAGCACCATATTTTTACGACATTCTTGGTGCGTTGACAGTAGAGCAAATGGCAAATCCAGATCCACTACAGCCTCCTTATAAAGTAAGGCGTATGTATGTGGAAAGAACAAACGATTATGAGGCTGGCGAGCGAGTACAAGGTCGTCTAGGTTCTATAGTCGAGCAAGACAAGTTATCAATTGAAGTAATGCTTAATACCATTTTTGGAACTAAGCAAACTACTCAAGACAAAACCACTAAAGAAAAGAAAGAGGTATAACAAATGAGTACTCTAAATTGGGGTGACCTCATCAAAGAAGCAGGCGAATCAGGTAATTATGATCCGCTTCCAGATGGTGATTATGATGTTGTAGTCGTAGAGGCTACGCATAAAATGACACAGAGTGGCAAAACAATGTTCTCTGTAAAAGCGCAAGTTGAAGGTGGCGCTCATAACAAGCGTCTTGTCTGGGACAACTTAGTTGTTTCTCCAGATAGTCCTGCTGCTCTTGGTATCTTTTTCAAGAAGATGCATGCTCTTGGTGTACCTCGTGATTACTTCTTACAGCAACCAGCGCCAACCAATGCTCAAATTGAGCAAATAATTTCTGGTAAGCGTTTCCGTGCTCAAGTTGGAACACGTACATGGAATGGTTCTAAGAAGAATGAAATCAAGAACTACTACCCAAATACTGCACAAACTTCTGCAGCATCCGCTCCAGTTGCTGCTGCACCAGCGCCAGCACCTGCTCCTGCACCAGCGCCAGCACCTGCTGCTGCTCCTGCTGCTCCGTTCTAAATAAAAAATAGAGTTTACTAGATGTTGTTGTTGTTCAGGGGAATTAACAACAACATCTAGTAACCATCTTAGATATAAGAGGTTTATATGAAGGTATTAATTACAGGATGCACAGCCTCTCATGCATCCAAAAATACAAACGAAAAAGTTCCTTCATTTGCTGGAAATATTAATAATGCTTTAACTGAATTAGGTTTTGATGTTACTTGGGAAGATCCTTCAGTAACTATGACTAAAGATTATTTATCTCAATATGACGCCATTTTGGTGGGTATCGCTAAGCCAACAGGTATTGCGTCCCACAGGGCATACGGCGCTTTATCTGTAATAAATCACGCTAGTGATCTAGGAACTCTTTCTCTCTTTATAGACACGATAGACCCTCACAAACTGTACTTTAGTTTAGGAGACATATACAGAAAACCAGAATCTTTCTTTGGCAGTTTCTACTCTAAAAAGCGAGAGTACAAATTAGCCTTAGAGCCTAAAAACTATAAAAACGTAATAGAGGGTGCTAGAAAACTTTATGGCGGTGCTTGGCCTAAAACAATTATTCCGTCCTACCCTTGGTCTACTGAAGAGGTAGTTACTAAATACATACCTAATATAAATAAAACAAAATTATTCTTAGTTAACCCAGACGCTTACCTTCTAGAGATTAATAACCCAATACACAACTATGCTGACGGAAGTTATTGGTGCATAGATAATCCTAAGACCGATTGGTATCGTAAAGTGTCTCTTTCTCTATCTAACCCACAGGTTAACTACAGAGCAACTAAGTGGGAAGGCAATAAAGACATATTGACTAGAATATCTAGTTCAATGGGAGTTTTAGTTTCAGTTTATAAATCTGGAAATCCTTGGTGGTTTCCGACTTTATCTCAAGCGCTTTACATAGGAGTACCTGCAATTACTGATTGGAGGTTAACTACGTATATGGGTCCAGAATGGTCAATGCTTCCAAACGCTATAGAGGAGATGAGCCCTATTGAAAGAGTGGAAGTATCTAAGAAACAGAAAGAGTCTTATATTCAAAATATACACTCATGGGAGAGTGTAAAAGAAAATATAGGAAACATACTGCTACAAAAGTAATAAACAAACTAACTAGGAAAGGAACAAAAATGGCTGATGTAGATATCGCCTGGGTAAAAGAGCAACTGACAAAAAACAAAACCAGAAGAATTGTTGGTGACTCTGTTCTAACTCTTCTCAAGTCTTGGGAAGATGTAAAGGAAAAGAATAAAGATCAAAAAGTTGACTACTCTAAAGATATTATTGCTATCTTTGCTAAGTTGTCATTGGGGCACGCTCTTGTAAAGGAAGAAAAGGGCGAGACTTGGGTTCAAGTAACTCCTGGCTCAATTGTTTTGGCAGATTACGTGCGAATAAAGTCTGATGCTTTTGATAATAAAAGCGGTAAAGACTTTAATGGAAGGAGAGGTCGGGTTGTAGGAATTCGTTATGGAGATATTATTATTAAAAGCGATGATAATAAAGCTCCTCTTTTAGAAGGAGTTCACTTAAGACCAGATCAATTAGAGAAACGCTTGTAACTTGAAAACAGTTACATATAAGTTCTCTGTAGTTGGGAATAATCATCAAGAGATTATCGACAATATCAAAGAAGAAATATCTTTGTACCTTGCCATAACCTCTGATGACCCACTAAAATATGTTAATTATGAGGTGACTATTGACGGCACCTCTGATAAAAATCTTCCCAAAAAATACAATGCTCAAGTGATAGCGAGGATAAAAGATGACATCAGGTAACGAAGAAAAACCAACAACTAATGAACCTACTACCTTACGAGTTGAAGCGCTACGGGAAGCCGCCAGAATTATTTCTGGGGAGCGCAACAAACAGTACGGAAATCCTGAAGACAATTTTGAACGAACAGCAAAAATTTGGTCTGTAATTCTAGGTATTGAAATTACCAATGAAGATGTTGCAATGATGATGGTTGGTCTTAAAGTGGCTAGGTATGCTTCTAAGTCTGGATTTCAACCTGACACTTGGGTTGATATTGCTGGTTATGCTGCATGTGGTTATGAGGTCGGGAACTTGGAGAATAAACAAAAGTAATTTGTAAGTAAATAACCCGATAATTAAACTTTAAAAGGAGAGCCAAGTGTCTCGTGGACCATGGGAATTTGAAGAACCGTTATGCGCAGAAGTTGGTGTAGAGATATTTTATACTGATGATAAAGATGAAAAGAAAATTGATTCAATGAGTACATATGCTATGGCAAGCTCCATATGCAAACAATGTCCTCACAAAGCCGAGTGCGCTGACTGGGCTATTAGAAATGAACTGTTTGGTTTTTGGGGAGGACTAAGCCCTAAAGAAAGAACTAATATAAGAAAGCATAAAAGAATTCCTGTAAATATAGATTTAAAACAAATCTAGAATGGGAAATACAACTAGAATTGTCCTACTAGATACGCCTCAAGAAAGGCTATGTATGGAAGACAGTTCAATGGTTAGCCCTATGGCTCTTTGCGAGTTGTGCTGGATGGAAGAGCATTCCAAGTGGGAGCCTCAGAGCGTCAATGAGGATGGCAACATCCTTGTAAAACTTGTTGGTGTAGATATGCCAACAATAATAAACACTGGCTCTGTAGACGTCTGCTGTATGTGTGGATCAGTAACTATTGCTGGAATATATGAGTTAAAGAAGCAAGAAGAAATATACTTTACCAATGATGAGTTTTCAAAGGATTTCGAGTTTAACTTTTACTCTACAGAAGACGAATAGTCTTTAAAAAATTAATGAAAAAAGACACAAGACCTGGGGAAGAACTTTGGTGTGAGTGGAGTGGCTCTGGCTATAGTAAAAACAATCCTGACTCAACCGTTTATTACACTTTAGATCATGTAGATATGGATAACGATCTTGTTTCTAGAGCATTAGCGTCTGCTATTCAAAGAGATGGAGTTGCTGATTCTTTAGGAGATAGTTTTAAATTAATTGAAAATTGTCAAATAATTAGGGGCTGGTGTGGCATTCTAGAGGAAGAGTTTGAGTACGTAGTGTGCGACGAAAACTCTGAGACCGAGTATGGTGATATAGTCGAAAATATTGAATTAACTACATGGATAGAAATATAGTAAATATAGTGTTTTAGTCAGTAGATTTATAGTGCTTTAGTTTAAAATAGAGTGTATGTGGAAACCAGCAGAAAGCCTCAGATGGCAGAGTGAAGCCTTATGCGCCAAACCATCAAATAAAAAATATTTAGACTGGTTTTTCTCTAAAGATTTTTCTGAAAAGTATGATGCTAAAAATTTATGTTTTTCATGCCCTGTAAGAAAAGATTGTTTACAGTGGGCTCTAGAGCACAGACAAATTTGGGGAATATGGGGAGGCAAAGATGAAATTGAAATTCGCAGGACTCTTTCAGTTTCATATCTTGGAGAAGAGACTCGACGCCGTAGATATCCCAACTGTCCATTTTGTACCGCAAGACCTGGCAAACTAGAAACATCTATAGAGAAACTATCAACAACTGGAAGATGGACTACAGCAAAGATTGTTACCTGTACCGAGTGTGGATTTGCTTGGAGAAGTAGAACTAGCGCCAACGCAGTAGAGGCATACAAGGCTGAGAAAATTGATAAAGCAGCCAAGTTAGAGAAGAAAAAAGAGAAACTTAAGAAGAAAAACAAGCGTAAAAAAGCAGTTTCATAGCCTACTTGCTATTTGCTAGCCTACCTACTAGTATTGCCTCTCAAGAGACAAAATGACTAGGAGCAAGAATGTTAAAGAATAAAGTACGTATATTAGGTTTAGCCACTGCGCTAACACTTATTGCCAGCCCAGCTTTTGCTGGATGGGTAGCAGACATAGATGCGCAAAGCACAGTATCTCGAATGAAGTCTGAAGATTTACTTCAGGTAAGAGCAGATGGTTACTTTGCAATCACTCTAGATGAAATTACATCTACACCTCAGATGTCAGGCTTAACACCTGCCCCAACTGCGAAAGCAAAGTATGCAGTTATTGTGGATGGTGTTGTTGATCGTATTGTTACTTGGGATGGGTACTCACCAAACCGTGTAATTGATTCATATGGAATTATTGTAAAACTTCCTGCTAATGCTGGCGTTAAATATGTTGATTCAAATGGTGTAACTCGCCTTAAGCCAATTACTCAAGGCTCGATAGTTTCAGTATATGTAGCACCTGACGTGAAGGTGACTCCTACATATGGGATCACTCAACTATCTCCAGTGACACTTCCTACAGAGCCAACTGATCCTGTTGTGGCACAAGCAAATTCACCTGTAGTTACAACTCAGGTACTTAATGCGGATAACTCAGTCGCAATGACTGTTGATGTTACTGGTATTCAAGACCTACCATCTACATCAGTTGTTTCTGTTTACACAGTTACTGATGGTCGCTCAACTACTTCAGTCGGGCTTGCGCAAGGTTCAAGCACAGTGACTATTAACAATCTTCCACAAGATCAGAACGTCACAGTTAAAACAGTAATTCGTGATACTTTGACAAATACTGAGACTGTAATACTAAACCCAGTAGTTGCAACTGTTGCTTCTACTGCGCCAGCACCAACGCCAGCCAGAAGTGATACCACAGATAGAGCAACTATTACTGCTCCATCTATTGCTTCTCGAGTTGTAGATGCCTCAGGTGCCCTGTCTGTGGCTATTGCAATGCCTGCGGTTCCAAACTTTGATGCAAGTAAATCTTGGGCAACTCTTATTGTCCGCGATAATAAGTCTGGATCAACTACTGCAATTGGAACAGATGGCTCTGCTCAGACTCTAAATGTTGGATCTCTTGGAGCAGGTCGTGATTACACCGTTTCAGTTGTAGTTAGAGATCTTGCTACGGGACAAGAGACCGTGATCAAAGGTGAGGGCATATCTAAGTAATACAACATCTAAAGTAGGGATCACTTGTAGAGAGTGATCCCTATTTTTTATGTATTCCGTGTTAAAATTAAATTATGACTCGCTCAGTTATCTTAGTTCCATCTAGAACTAGGCCCAAAAGGTTTGTTAGAGCAGTAAATTCTCTAAGACAACACACAACTGTTTCAGACATAGTCGCTTGCTTAGATGAGGATGATCACGCTTTATATCCGAGGATGCAGGGTATTAAGTATGAGATAGGACCTAAACCAGAGCAGTTGGGTGTTAATGAAAAACTAAATCGCATGGCAAATAAGTACATGGATGAGTATGACTACATTCTTTGGGCAGCCGATGACACGACTGTTATGACACCCAAGTGGGATGAAAACCTTATTAATGCAATAAAAGATGTACCTATGGGCATCTCATACCCAGATGATCTGGCTCAAAGGGCTCTTTTACCCAGCAACGGAACTTGTTTTGATTCAAATATTGTAAAAACACTTGGATACCTAGCCCCTCCTGAGTTATTACATCTATATATAGATAATTTTTGGAAACTACTGGGAGATGCTATGCAGACTCTTAGATACTGTCCTGAAGTTATCCTAGAACATCACCACTACGCTGTTCGTAAAGCACCTGTTGATGATTTATATGATGCAATAAACTCTCCTTGGATGTATGAGAGAGATAGAAATGCTTTGGCTAGATATAAAATGACAAATTTTCAGAGTGATATTACAAAACTAAAAGAGGCAATTAACAAATGAAAGTATTAGTAACTGGTGTAGCAGGGTTTATGGGCAGTCATCTAGCAGATGCTTTTCTTGCTAAAGGCTATGATGTTATAGGAATAGATAATTTACTAGGTGGGTATGAAGAAAATGTGCCTTCAGGCGTTGATTTTTATAATATAGATTTAGATAATTTAGAACTAATCCAACCTCTTTTTGAAGATGTAAATTTAGTGGTTCATACTGCATGTACTGCCTATGAAGGTCTCTCTGTATTCTCTCCATCCCTAGTTGTTAGAAATACCATGCAAATAACTACAAACATAATGAGTGCTTGTGTAAAAACTAATGTTAAAAAAATTGTTCATCTATCTTCTATGGCAAGGTACGGCACTCAGGATGTAGTTCCCTTTGTTGAGTCAATGACCCCTAAGCCTCAGGATCCGTATGGAATTGCAAAATACGGGGCTGAACTTATGATTAAAAATATTGCAGATACTCACGGGCTAAATTACGTAATACTGGTTCCACACAACATTATTGGCCCTAGACAAAAATTTGATGACCCCTACAGAAACGTAGCCTCAATTATGATAAATAGAATGCTTCAAGGTAAGCAACCTATTATCTATGGAAACGGCGAGCAAAAAAGATGTTTCTCATTTATGCAAGATGTCACTGACCCACTTATGATTGCATGTGAGACCGATGTTGCTGATGGGCGAATTGTTAATATTGGCCCAGATGAAGAGTTTGTTACTATAAATGAACTAGCCCAGAAACTATCAATAATTCTTGATTTTAAGTTAGAGCCAATTTATATGCCAGGAAGACCTCAGGAAGTTTTTCACGCTAACTGCTCAGCCAATCTTGCAAGAGAACTTTTGAACTATAAAACTACTACCTCATTAGAGTCTGGATTAGTAGAACTAGTAAACTGGATTAAATCTAAGGGCGCTAGGGAGTTTAACTACCACCTACCTCTAGAGTTTGTTACTGATAAAACTCCAAAAACATGGACAGACAGGCTTATGTAAAACTAGTAACAGATTTATATTTTTCTGTTCTATTTTTTTCATTTTTTAAATAATTAAACCACCACCTAGAGGCCCCAAGATTCTCACTCAAGGTTAGAACTCCATATATAGTTCTGTTATCTAGGTACTGAGTAATTCCTTTATTTCTAGCAGAGTTAGAAAAAACCATATACTCCCAGCGGTCTGACTGCTCTAAATAGGTAAGTTCAGATAAATACTCTCTTTTAATCAGATAAGTGCAGTGAACGCACATGCATTCAATTAACCCTTTTACCTCTTGATTTAAAATTTTGTAGTAAAGGTCTTCTGCAATAATTGACCCGAAGTCATCTACTTTATCGTGATAGTTTGAGTAGTACCTACTCATATGACCTTCTCTCTTAGCAGCCTCTACAGGAGTATCAGCGTTCTCTCCAAGAGCAACTGCATACCTTAAAAATGGAGCAACTATAGGTAAGTCTAGTTTTACTAACTCTTTAAGAGTTTCTGGGAATAAGAAGTTGTCTGTATCTACTACAAAATAATATTCACAATCTGTGAGCAAGGCTTGATTCATACTCTCTTGACGAATTTTTCCTAGAACCCTGAACCTTTCTCCATTCCAGAAATGAACATCGTACTGCTCTACCTTCTCTGGCACATCTTCGCTGTTATAGATTAATCCTTTATATTTATCCCCGTACTCCTTTACCCACTCTTCTAAAAGTTGTTTTGTGTTATCTGTGTTGTTATTAGTTCTGATGTAAATAAATATGTTTTCTTTAGGGTAATCCCAGTCGTTTAGACTTTCTAAAAATAGTGGAAGAACGGCTTCTTTTTGTTTTACAAGAAGGGCTAAGAATACGTTTGGCTGTGTCATTAAATACCCTGCTTATAGAAAACCATATTGTTTATTAATCTAGTTTCACTTGGGTTTCCTTTAAGGGCTTTCTCCCCATACTCTACTGCTTTTTCTTTATCTCCTAGATTGTGAGCAGATAAGGCTCTCATATCATCTAGCATCCAGTTCCATAGCGCTTCAGATGATAAATAATGTTTAGTTGGTTCACACTTAGCAACTAACTTACAGGTCTCCCAGACGCCACCCCAGTCAGATTGTTCATAGTAACAACGTACTTTTTCATAATAAGCCTCACCGCATGGATCAATTGATATTGCTTTATCTGCCCAAGTATGTGCCTCTTCAAGTCTTCCTAAGTTTCTACATGCTTCAGATGCAAATCTACAAACTGCTGCACGCTCTATATACCAGTCTTTACTAAAATCAGTAACCTTTTGAGCACTACTTATCACTAACTCCCACATTCTGTAATAGTAATACTCACGGCAAAGGTAGACCCAAATTCTATGGTCTTCGCCAAACTCTTTACTTGCTGCCACAAGCATTGTCATATACTGACCACGAGATTTTGTATTATCTGGCTTGTGATACATCTTGGTAGGAATAGTGCAACTCATTAAGGGAGTATCAAGGGAAGGAACAAATACTTCATGAATAGGATACTTCCAATAAATTCCATCTCTAGCGTGCAACCTAGCACCAAGCCAAGTATGACCAGTATCAAAATCACACCAGCCTTTATTAGCACCAGGTGCCCAGTGTTCTTTTACTTTTTTAAAAAAGTCTTCATCTACTGTTTCATCTAAATCTAAACTTAAACATAAATCTATATCTGCTGGTAGTAGGCTCTGAGCAGTATTTCTTGCAACATCAAATCTCCAAGGCTTTACACTTATTTCATAGACAATAATGCCATTACTTCTTAATATCTCAATCGTTTTGTCCGTAGATCCTGTGTCACATACCAATCTAAAATCTGCATCTTTAGTAGTATCTGCCCACCGCTGAGCGTGCTTCTCCTCATTTAGGGCAATAGCGTAGGCGGCAACTTTCATAATCTAACTATACCATTTCTGGCATATCTATCCTTTAATGGTAAAAGTGTGTCTTATTCTTATTAAATCTTTGATCTGACCAGTAAAAGTACGGTTTAACTTTACGTTTATACACAGGTTTTCTGAACTTTAGATGTCTTAAAACACGAGGCAATATTTTCCTGCCCACTCTACTCTTTGAGCAGTAGAATGACTTACTAGAACGCCCTGTAGATCCGTGGTCGCTCAGAGACTCTTCCTCCTAAGCCCTAGAGACTTTCTTCTTAAGCGTTAGATATTCCATATAGATAAGCGGTTGAGTATTGAGCAAAATTACCACTATTGGTAGTAAAAGACAGTGATGTTATTGCAGAAGTTTGTGTCCATAATCCCGTAGTAAATCCCAGATATGCAGTTGATGAGTTGTTTTCTTGAACGCTATCAATAGAAATAGATTTTTGATTAGAACTAGTATAATTTGGAATATAAACAAAATGACTAGCAAAAGTATTAGCAGTACCGCTAGCAGTTGGGCTTTGACCTATGTATAGGGGTGTTTCACTAGGTACAAAAATTGAAGCGGAACTTCCATCACCTCTTAAAACTTTGTCCTTAAATGAACTGGTATTACCATTTATAGAATTAAGCCAAGTTGTATCTTGCGCCCCACCAGTTGAAGTTAAACGAGTAGAAAGAACTACGCATAAATCAGTATAAGTTTGAGGAATAGAAGTAAACTCTATTGAGGACGCGCCACCTGCGCCTACAGTTACTGGACTAATTAATACATATGTATTTGCCATCTATGCCGCCTTTATTCCGTAAATAGTTGCAGTTGTTCCTGCTCTAAAGTAATAAAGTGCATAACCTGTCCATATATCAATTCTATTTACTGCGGCTGTGCTGCGCCACATGCCACCATAAAGCCCGACTTCGCCTATTTGACTACCAACATCGTAAGAATCAGAATCTCGACTTACATAAGACTTATATGTTGATGTATTTGCATAATTCATAATATGAATATAAGCAGTCGCTCTTTCAGTAGCGCTATTAGGCCAATAGTTTTGATAGCCGCCAATGTAAAGTTGATTAGTATTTACATCCCCCGTAGCAACTACTACTGTTCTGCCTACTACACCATTCCAACTATAATTAGTTCCAGTATTTTCATTATTAAAAAACATTTTTGGAGAACTTGGACCATCAGTGTTTCCATTTAGGATAACAACAAGGTCAGTATATGTCGCTGGAATGCTACTGAATGTAAAAGTAGAAGTTGTAGCATTACTAACTGTAGATGTTCCTATTGGTTCGTATGTACTTGCCATTATGCTCCCTTAATTCCATAAAGCGCAAATTGCGTAGTTGTTGCAAATGAATTGGAGCAAGCCAACCTTATATTTGTTATTGCCGCAGTATTTAAAAATACACCTGACGCTACTGCTACGCCACTATATGTTTGATTGTTTGCATTAAAACTATTTAATGATTTAAATGTAGTGTTTTTATTTGTGTTTGTGTAATCTAAAATATCTAATACTATTGCGCCACCATTTGCATTGGGTTCACCAGTACCTGCTGTTAAAAATCCACCTAAAGATAATGTCCAAGGGGCAACCTGTTGAGAAGCAATAGCACCACCATACCCATAAATCCAGTGTGTTGCGTATGAGTTTGTGGCATAAACCTCATTAAAATTTACATAAAAGTTGTCAAGATTTGCCCCAGCACTATTTCTAGCAAACGCTCTTATTTGTAAATGCGTGTAGGTTTGTGGAATATTAGTAAAGTTTAATACGCCTGATGAACCATTACCAGTAAGAGTTGCAATAGATTCAAACGAGCTAAAAGGTTTTCCTGCAAACTGAGAGGCTACCGTTCCTAATATTGGCATAGTAGCCTCCAGTCTTTAATACTTATCTTGCTTTGATGTAACAAAAAACTAAATTACTAGTACAGCCGCTTCTGCCTCTGTTAGAGGAGTTCCAGCGATTAGCTTTGTTCTAGCAGATGCTTTTAATGCTGCTGTTGCAGCCTCTGCCGCTTCGCGCTCAGCCTGTGCAGTTGCATACGCTGCTGCATCTGCCTCGCGTTGTGAAATTTCTTCAGCCGTCAACGGGATAATTTGTGTCTCTCCAGTTGAGCAATCTACTACTACCTTTGTTGGTGCTTCAGACATGTTTATGCTACCTCTATCCAGTTAGTTGTTTCTTCATCCCAACGATACATCTTGTCATCGGTTGGCATTGCAACGGGAGCTTCCCAATTACATGTTGCTTCATCTAATACCCATGAAGCGTAAGGCTTTGGCGCAATGAACGCGTCTTTTACGGCGTCAAATGTATAACCAATTCCTGCATAATTCTTGCGATATGGTGTTCCACCTAAAGCGTGAACTCCACCTTGTGTGTTGTAGGAAGTCTTCTTCCAAGTCCCACCTAGACCTAAGTCATCGGCTAGATACTCTTGACCCCGACCTTCTTGAGCATCTGGAACAACAAGTACACGTACTACTGTATTGCTCTCATCTATTTCGGCAAAATGTGCCATATTTTTTTTCTCCTTATTTCTGATACTAATTATACCACGCCTGATTAAAGTTCTCTTTAAAACAATCCCTCAAGATTGTGCTATAAACCTAAAGCCCTTAAATCATCAGTAGTTAAACCGAGTGCGGCTAACTTGCCTTCGGCAGTTGCTTTAGCCTGAGCCTTTGCTTCTGCCTCTGCTTGTGCAATTGCCTGTGCTGCTTGGTCTGCTTGATATTGAGCAAACTCAGCATCATCCATCTCTCTATCAATGACCTCGTCAGTTTCAATGTTATGTATTCTTACTATTGGTTTTGTCATATTATTTCACCCCGTAAAGTAGGACTGTGCCTGTTGATAAATTCCCACCATCATTTGAAAATACAAGTGATGTTATTGCAGAAGTTGTTTGAATGCCACCAAAACATGTAAATGCTTGGTCGCTTGCACTATTGCTTACATTGTAATAACCATATACCTGAAATGGTTTGTGTGCAGTTGTGCTTGTATAGTTGTTAATGGTGAAAGCAATGGCATTTGAAGCACTTGTGCGGTCTGGCGCTTCGCCACCCCCAGTGCTTATCATTAAATAAGAAGCGGTTGTGGATTGCCATGTTGGAGTCACTGCATTGCCAACATGTATATTAAATGAAGTAGTTGTAGAACCATTTGGTGCAATTCTATATTGACCATTTCCTGTTGCATTTGTCATACCTGTTACAATTCCAAACAAAGTATTGTATGAACCACTTATTGATGAAATAGTTGTTGTTGCACCTGAAAGAGTTGTAGTTGATAATAAAGTCATACCACCAGCAGCAGGAGTTGCCCACTTCAAACCAGTAGCAGTAGTTGAATCAACTGTTAATACTTGGTCAGTGCTTCCTACCGCAAGAACACCAGAGTCATTAGTAGCACTACCTACAACTAGATCTCCCTTGGCTGCCGGTGCAACTGCATTACTTGAGGCCTTAGTTATAGCCATTAGTTACCTCCTAGTAGTAGTTGTGCTTCCTCGGCAGTTAAACCAAGACGATCAAGAACTGCTTGTCGTGCAGTTGCTTTTGCTTGTGCTTCAACAGCAATTTGCGGATCTACATAACTTGCTAATTTGTAAGCATCAAATTCATCTTTGTTCATTGGCCGTTCAATTTCCTCACCAGTTAAAACATCAACAATTTTAATTATTGGATTTGTCATTATGAACCTCCATATAGGTAAGCAGTTCCACCAGAAAAAGTTCCACCAGTCACAAAAATTTGAATGCTTGAAACAACGCTAGAACTTTTGAAAAATCCTTCTGTCCCTTGATACTCTGTTCCTCCAGAAGTTTTTGCAGTCCAAGCCCTTATTTTTTTATAGCCACTTTGTTGCGCTGAACTAATTTCAGCAAATCCAGCTTGTGTGCTACTTATATTGCCAATATCAAAAGCACCAATTGCTTCACGATAACTTTGGGCCTGAAAAATAGTTGGGTATAAATATAAACCATCATAATTTGCAGCGGTTGTATTGCTATTTAATGTAATTCTTACATCCTGACCAGCTGATGAACCTGTCCAATCTTGCAACCAAACAAAATAATTATTATTGGTTAATCCTGTCAAAGACACACTTGAACCAGTTAAAGAAGTTGTTGATAACAATGACCAAGAAACATTTCCACCAACAACAGGTGTTGCCCACTTTAAACCAGTAGCCTCAGCACTATCTGCCGTAAGGACTGTATTATTAGCACCTACTCCAAGACGAGCAGGGGTATCTGCTGCCGTAGCAGTAATCAGATCCCCTTTAGCATCTACTATTGTAGAAGCAATCTCACTATGACTGTGTGTACCAGTGCCTATCGGATACCAAACAGCATCTGTTGAGTCATAAACATAACCTGGTCTAGGGGTATTACTAATTGTTGCCATTGGTTAGTTGCCTCCTAGTAGTTGTTGAGCAATCATTTCATCATAAGTTGATTTAAGCATTGAGGTAAATTGCTCGTTGCCGTGGTCAATAATGGCGTGTTCTCTTTCAACACCGTCTGATTCTAAAACTTTAATAAAAGATACATTATCCATTTTTATAACTCCGCACTAAATCCGATGTAAGCCGATGCTGAATTGTTTGCGCCAAAATAGCCGATATTTCCAGCAGTCATACCAGACCCTGTTCCATATACATAAGCATTTTTTGTGCTAGTTGTTGCTGAGTCTAAAGTCACTGAACTCATTGCATAATGAGTATTATCCCATTTGCTAAAAGCCAAAGTCGAACTATCTATTGCTGTTGGAGCAATTCGCATTTCTATTGGAAAAGCAAATAAACCAGTTCCCGCTGTTGTACTTTGAGCGAAGGCCGAACTTGCAAAAGATGAATAAACACCAGTAGCCGTGTATCTGTTGTAATACCTTTGACAAGCGGCTAACTCGCCTTGAACAGTTCCTGTTGCAGTTTGGAAGGCTGTTGCTGTTGAACCTGCTTCTAGTTGCCAGCCAAAAGTATCTACTGTAAAAGTAGAGTTAATTGGATGGTAAACATCCATAGTCAAATATGAACCAGTACCAACAGTTTTACCAGCAATAGATGGAACTGTAAAAGAATATGTAAATCGTTGCCAAGATGTTGTAACTGAAATACTTGATGCAACAGTTGTGCTTGTTTCAGAAGAACCGCCTGAACCAAAACGCTGACGAGCATAGATTGCAGGCAATGTTGTAGTTGATGAAGCCTTAGCCCAAAAACTAAATGTTACAGTTTGACCAGCAAATGTGTTTGCGTTTTCAATTCTTTGGCAAATGTAATTGTAACTTGCACCAGTTCCAGCAACGCTTTGATTGAATCGGAAAAAGTATGGGTATTCATATCCTGCAATATCTCCATATCCCATAGTCTGACGACTAAATGTACGAGTACCACCTGAACCATCGCCTATCCATAGGAATCGGTCAGCAGAAAATGTTTCTGACCCAGTTCCTGCTATAGAAGTACCTCTTTGCCATACACCAAAGTCACCATTAATGATTTTATTCTTACCAGCAAAGAAGTTTGTAGTTTGTGGAATAAAACCGCTGTTAACTTGAGCCTGTGTGTAAACATCTGCAATAGCAAGTACTGCACTACCAATTACCTCAATGATATCGCCCGTAAGAGTTGCATCAATTAAGGTGATAGATGTGCCATTTGTTGCCGTGTAATCATTGCCACGAGATAAAAGCGTACCGTTTCGGTATACCTGCTCATATCCTGCTGTGTAACTTAATGTAACTGAACTATCATCTAATCCAGTTAATGATGTTGTACCACCAGTAGGAGCCTTTGACCAGCGAGTTACTGCTTGACCAACTACTGCCCCATCTGTATCTACCCAAATAAGACCATCTACTGGATTTGCTGGTTCAGTAGTTTGTGCAAATGCCATTCCTGTTGGGCCAGTTTGCCCCGTAACACCTGTATTGCCAGTTGCCCCTGTATTGCCAGTTGCCCCTGTATTTCCATTAGCACCCGTTTGACCAGTAGGTCCTGTACTACCCGTTGCACCCGTAGCACCAGTTGCCCCTGTTGAATAAGGAACAGTCGAACGAACGACCTCCCAGACAGTGCCATTCCACTTCCAAACACGATTGCCAACGGTATGTGTGTCGTTGACAGATGGCGAGTTAGGAAAATCTATTGCTGGCATGGTTCCTCCTAGTTACCTAAGTATTATAGTGGGTAATTACCTGCGTTAATAGTTTAAAACTGATTTTTAAGGCGCGATTTTAAAGGATTTATAGCCCTAGAAAGGGGTCTATCCATTATTACTGCCATCAAAGTGCTCCTTAAGAAAGTAAAAGTTTTGCCTGCTCTTCTGTAATACCCAACTGTGCTAGAACGGCTGCCTTGGCAGTTGCTCTTATTGCTTCTTCATCAATAGCAACGTGAGCAGCAATAGCAGATTCTAATTCTATTTCAGTTAACTCAACACCATCAGCAGGTAATATAAGTTTTTCTTGTGGATTATTAAAATCTGCGATTAAACCTTTATCACCCAACTCACGGCTTAATTGACTTAAATTAATTTCCTTTGATGTAGTTGCCATTTTTCTCCTTAATTAAGATTCATTACAAAGATTTCACGGTTTGACCAAGTTCTACTTCCAAAGCCAGGTGATTTATATTTGGCCGTGAAAGTATTTGAACCAGCATTTACAGTAATTACTGAAGCCCTGCTCATTTGCAAATTCAAGGTTAGGCTGTCAGCGGCAAATTCTGACGAAAGTGCAGTTGAATTTTGTGCTGCAATTGTGGTTGCGCCTGAAACTGCATAAGACATAAATGAACCATTATTTGGAGCATCGTTAAATTTTGCAGTAATAATAACTAAAACTTTTGTGCCAGTTGTAAGTGTTACTTCAGGACCGACAGTTGCTAAGTTTGTGTAACTGTTTGAATCAGTGGTTTGACTTGTTGCAATTGCAGCATCAGCAGTTGTAGGATTTGATGAAGGCAAAGCAGCCCACTGTAATCCAGTTGCCTGACCAGAGGCAGCAGTTAAGACTGTGCCGTTTGCACCTACGGCTAATCTAGCAACTGTGTCTGCAGCAGTTGCTGCATATATATCACCTTTAGTTGTAAGGGTAGCCTTCGCAGTCTTAGCATCTAATTGTGTTTGAATAGAAGACGTTACTCCATCTAGGTATCCAAGTTCAGTTGTAGATACATTGGCATTAATTGCCTGTTTGCCATCAATCTGTGTTTGGATAGCAGAGGTAACACCATCTACATACCCTAACTCAGTTGCTGATACGGCACTTAGTGCGGTACCTGCGTTTGCTAGGTCTCTTGCTTTAGTCATTGGTTATTTCCCTCCAAGATAGGTCATCCTCTGACCAGTAGTAGAACTTACCTGCTGTTGTAGGCATAGGAGTTGGTGCTTGCCAACGGCAAGTAGCCTCATCTAAGACCCAAGAGTTAAAAGGTTTAGGTGCTATAAAAGCATCTCTTTCGGCATCATAGGTATAACCAATGCCTGCATAGTTCTTGCGAATATTGCTATTATAGGAAGTCTGTTTCCAATTGCCACCAAATAATGATTGACAAAATACAGTACCTTTGTATTCAGATTCTACACCATTAAATAATATTTCATTATTATTAACTACAATTATTTCAGTAACTATATTATTTTCATTTAATCTCGCAAAGTGTGCCATTAGTATGTAAGACTCCCACTTCCAGTAAATGTATAATAACGGTATCCACCTGCAGTTGTTACGGTTGGAGAACCAGTTGTTGAACTAGCAGAATTAGTATCTGGCATACGAATAATGCAAATACCAGAACCACCAGCACCACCATTATTGCTGGTATCATTGCCACCACCGCCACCACCGCCAGTATTTGCAGTACCAGCAGAACCATAACTTCCGCCACCACCTGCTCCACCACTGCCAATGCTATGATTGCTTCTACCAGCACCACATCCACCACCAGCATAAGTTGTTCCATTTAACCAAGTTTTTCCTGCACCACCGCCGCCAGTTGAAGTAGAACTACCAGCGTTACCACCTCCGCCGCCTGCGCCACCTCCACCGCCACCAGCGTCACCACTTGCATTACCGCCATCACTTCCAAATCCATAAGTTCCAGAGTCTCCAGATTGACTAGGTTGTAAAGCGTATCCTTTTATAGCGCCATAAGTTGCAGAACCACCACCGCCAGAACCACCATCTTTACCACCCCAACCAGAAGAATTGTTTCCACCTGAACCGCCACCTAAAGCAGTTAGTGTAATTTGACTATTAGTAAGAGTACTATTAACACCATTTGCCATATTTCCAGAATCACCTGAGTTTGGTGGAGCACCAGAACCTACAACAATAGTATTTGTATCTCCAGACCTTAAAGTAAACGATGGGTGTGCAATATAACCACCACCAGCACCGCCACCACCGTGACGATTAACGGCAGAACCACCACCGCCAACTAATAAAACTTGCGCTGTAATAGAAGTTGATGCAGTTTGGTCCCAAACAGTAGTTCTTATATTTAAATTTTTTAAACCTGAACCTTTAATACTGCGTACAGCCATTAGGCTATCTCCACTCCTGAAATATGAAAATTAACTGTAGTTGCAGATGCTAAACCTTTAATTGTTTTAGTTGTAGCAAGTACCTGTTTAAGGTCAATAGTAATTGTATCATTTGCTGCAATTGCTATATCACTAGCAACTTGAACATCGTCTAATAATATGCGAAATGTGGCAGCCCCTGCAGCAGTATTAGTTACTAGTATATTAGTCACTACTGCTGTAGTTGATGCAGGGACTGTGTATAGGGTTGTGCTTGATGTTGCTGCTGCTCCACGAAAGAGCGCCTTTGATACTGTAGCCATTAGTTACTACCTTTTCTCTTAGTATGCACCCATAATAGTCATTATTATGTCTGCGTTTGATGTTGTATCTATTGCACCCCAAGCAAGACCTGTGCCTGCTGTGGAATCTGCTTGTAAGTAATACCCATTAGTTCCTACCGCAAGTCTACCAATAGTGTCATCAGCAGTACCTACAAGTAAGTCACCTTTTGCGTTAATTGTAGTTGAAAGAACTGCGTTTGCTACGTTATATGCACCAATTGCAAGTACCTCAACAATGTCATTAACAGCCAGAGCTGAAAGGCTAGCAATTGAGGTTCCATTAGTTGCGGTGTAATCCGTTCCTCTTACAAGTAAAACTCCATTAAGAAATACTTGCTCATAGCCTGCCGTATACGCAAGTGTTACTGAGTTTGCATCTGCTCCAGAAACCCCAGTCTCACCGCCTGCGGCTACAAAACGGTATCTATTTAAAGTTGCAGTGCCAGTAGGTCCAGTTGCACCCGTTGATCCTGTATTTCCAGTAGGCCCATCATTAGCACTCGCTGCCTCTACCCAATAACTATCATAATAAACATATAAATTTCCACTTGCAGAGTCATACCACGCATCTCCTGTTTGAGGAGTTGCGGGTGGAGTTGTTGTAGCAACAGATAATGTGCCTTGAGAACCAGTTGTTCCAGTTGCACCAGTAACCCCAGTTAATCCTGTTGCACCCGTGTTTCCAACTGCACCAGTATTACCAACTGCACCAGTATTACCAACTGCTCCAGTTGCACCCGTATTACCGTTTGCACCTGTGTTACCTACTGCTCCAGTGATACCTGTAGCACCAGTCTGACCTGTAACTCCAGTATTGCCTTTACCTGAAAGTAAATCCCACCTTGCAGATGAGCCAGGAATATGTGAGGCAATATCCCCGCTTGCAATAAATGTGTTACAAAAATATGTACTGCCGTTGTACTGAACTACATCACGGACATTATATTCAACAAAATCAAAGGCTGCTCGCCAATTTATACCTGTTATACCTGTAGGTCCAGTTGAACCAGTTACACCCGTAGG